CTCTTGGCGGCCTCAAGGAACTATGTCAATTATTGTTATGGAGGTCGCAGGATGAGTAAGGTAGCAATCCAAGGCAACGCATCGGGAACTGGCACGTTCACCATAGCGTCTCCTAATTCAAACACAGACCGCACACTGACTCTGCCAGATGAGGCGGGGACGGTGTTGACGAGTGCGTCTACTCTGTCGTCCTCTAACCTATCTGGTGCATTACCTGCGTTAGACGGTAGTGCGCTGACAAGTGTAGTTTATCAGCCTGATGTTGCTTATTTTTATTTAACTGCGGCTGATCAATCTTTAAGCACTGCCAGTTGGACTAAAATACAGTTCAATGGAACAGTTGTAGATACGCAATCTGCTTGGGACGGTACAAACTACAGATATCAGCCAACGGTAGCAGGCTATTATTCAGTTATAGTATCCGCCACATTACGGGGTACTGGTGGTGCTGATCGCTTTGTAAGTATATGGAAGAATAATTCTTCTGTTGGATATTTTCATTTAAAAGGCGCAACGACTGGTGAAATTAGAATTGATATTAGTAGGTTAGTCTACCTCAACGGCTCAAGCCATTATATTGAAGGATTTTGCTATAGCGATGGGACTAGCGGAATTGAAATAGGCGGAAACGATCAAGGGCAAGACAGTGGAATGTGGATACATTTAGTGAGGCCAGACTAATGGATTTATATCATAAGATCATTAACATTTACCCAGAGCTTTCGGACTACGACTTTGCCTTTGGTGACATTCGTTTACAAAACGATGGTGACGGTGACTACATCGCAGTCTGGAATTACCCAACACTAGCGCAACCAACACAGGAACAGCTTGATGCTGTGGAGGCAGGATCGTGAGCCAACTCAACGTAGATACAATCAAGAAAGCTGACGGCACAGGCAACCTCAGTGTCCCTGCTGAGACAGGTACGGTGGTGACCACTGCATCTCCATCGTTGGGGCGCAGGAACATGGCTCAGAACGGAGATATGCGAATTGCACAGCGTGGGACGAGTCTATCATTAGCGCACGATGGCCCTACTAATGGATACGTTGCAGACAGGTTCCAGTTTATCATAACTGGTACTGCGGATTCTTTAGATGGCACACTTGCTCAAGTGCCTGACGCTCCTGACGGCTATTCAAACTCGCTGAAGTGGACGACAGGGACACCAGAAACAACTGCCGCAGATGAAGCCGTATACGTTCAGCAAAAAATAGAAGCTCAAAATCTACAACATTTAGGTTATGGAAGTGCAAGCGCAAGCTCACTTACTGTATCTTTCTGGGTTAAATCTTCTCAAACGGGGACATTTGCAATGTCTCTATACGAACCTGATGGTTCAAGAAATATAGGGACAACGTACACAATTGATGCGGCAAACACTTGGGAGCAAAAAACAATCTCTTTTGCAGGAGATACTAGCGGCACAATAAATAATGATAACGGCAATGGGCTTCAAGCTGTATGGCACATAGCCGCAGGATCAGACTTTAATTCCGCAGATAATACTTCTTGGGGAGCCCATGCAAGTGGGAGATGGGGTTATGGTCACGTTCAAAACGGTGTGACAGAAACTGCATCAGCCACATTCTACATCACCGGAGTCCAACTAGAAGTCGGCTCTGTTGCGAGTACCTATGAGCATCGTTCATACGGGGAAGAGCTTGCATTGTGTAAACGGTATTACAGAGTTTTAGGTAAAGGCTTACAAGGCGATGTGGCAGGGTCTACATTCTTTGAGTTATCTACTACATTTGACATAGAAATGCGATCTGCGCCGGATTTAGTTTTACTAACCTCGACACCCTCTATAACGGAAATGGGTGCAGGAGGTAGAACTGGTTCTGGTTCAGTCATTTCCGGTTCGACTTCAAGTGCCGATGGCGTTGTTGTAGCTATTAATGGTTTTAGCGGTATGACCGTAAGTAATGGGGCATATTCAACAACAGCTTCCCTTATTTCTTGCAGTGCGGAGCTATAACAATGAATGAGCTAAATATTGAATTTGCACAGTATTCGTCTTTATACGGCGAAGTTACTGCGATCAACGCAATCATCGACGGCATCACCATGTCAGTCCCACTAGACCCTGCAAACACTACCTACGCAGAAATCATGCGTCAGGTTGAGGCGGGTGAGCTAACCATACAAGAAGCAACACAGGAGGTAGGTGGTGTTTAACGCGCCTACTTCCTCCTTTAGCGGAGATACTTCATGTCTAAATCAAGACAATTAGCGGATTTGCTATCCACGGTTGCTAGACAGGCTGATTTACCAACATCTGTGTCAGAACTAACAAACGATACAGGGTTCATAACATCAGCCTCAGTACCAACAGCCGTATCTGAACTCAGTAACGATACAGGGTTCATCACAGCAACTCACACTGGTGATGTAACAATCACCGGAAATATCAACACAACAGGCGACATTACCGCTTACAGCTCATAAGGGGGTCTCATGGCTATTAAGTCAAGTGGGTCTCTGAGTTTCTCTGAAATAGCATCTGAGTTTGGGGACACTGCTCCCCACTCGATGTCAGAGTTTGTTAGAGGTGGCGGTAAAGTTCCCCAAGCGGGGGCAAACGGAAACATACCAACATCAGCCGCAGTGATGAGATTTAGTCACTTTTTTGGTGCTGTGAATGTCATTGCATACACTGCATCTAATGGAACAAACCTGAATGCATCCACAGCGTTTGGTAGCTCTTGGACAGACAACGTACCAAAAGAGCTGATTATTCCATCTGGGGTGACCATCGGTTCTAGCTCTTCAGGCACAGCCGCATTAATTCTGCCTACTGGTATGGGTGGAACCCTAACCATTTACAACGCAGGTTCAATCCACGGTGCAGGCGGTTCAGCTAACGGTGGCACAGGTGGAACCGCAATCCTTGCAGAGTCTTCTAGTATAACCATTGATAACACTGGCGGGATTATCTATGGCGGAGGCGGAGGCGGAGGCCAAGGTGGAACTGGAGGACAGGGACGGTATGTAGCCGGTTACAATTACGAAGGAGGCTGTGGTTATCGTAACTCTTGTGGCCCAACTTGTGACTGTAAGCCTGCGGGATCATATTGCACTAACTGTTCCGGCCCGAACGATAACGACAAGTTTATTTGTGGGCGGTGTGCGATTCCTTCTTATGCAATCACTTCAGGCGGCACTGGAGGCACTGGAGGCGTAGGCCAAGGCTATAACCAATCAGCGGCAACTGGATCGGGAGGATCGGCAGGAGGAAATAGCGCAGGAGCAGGTGGAACAGGTGGAACAGCCGGTGCATTTGGAGCTAGTGGTTCAACTGGATCAACAGGTGCTAATGGTAACTACTCAGGCGGTTCAGGTGGATCATCTGGAGGTCTGGCAGGATATTACGTCAGCGGAATCGGCAACGTGACATTCAGCGTTAATGGAACGACAGCAGGGCGTACAGTATGACGGCTGAAGAACGTTATAACGTTTGTAAAGAATGCCCTTTCTTTTACAACGTACTCAAAACTTGTAAGAAATGTGGGTGTTTTATGCCCGCAAAAACCAAACTTAACTTTGCAAAATGTCCCATGAGGAAATGGTAATCATGCAATATACAGTAGACAAGATTGACAACGGGATTGCTACCGTCACATTTGCTGACGGGTCATGGGCCGAAGTTGTCTTAACAGCAGATATGACTGAGCAGGACTTTGATGCTCACGTTCTTGAGTTTGCTCCTAAGACTGGAGTAGCTCCTGCCTTTATTCAGGTAGGGCAGTCGAGAACAGCACAGGCTAAGCCAGAAGAAGTTATCCCAGAAGAAGTTGAAGTTGAAGAGCCTCAATGGTTGCAAGACAGGAGAGAAGCCTACGGTTCCTCCTTAACACAACTAGAGTACATTGCAGAGAACGGTTTAGAAGCGTGGCAAACACACGTTGCTGAAATCAAAGCGATGATTCCGAAGGTGTAACCAATGCAAGAAATAGAGTCCCGTCTCAGTAAAGCTGAGTGGACTCTCGAACTGCACGAAAATGAACTAAGTGAACTAAGAGATACATCCGATGAGATGCGTCAATCGCTTAGATCTATCCAAGCAACTTTAAGTCAGATCAAGTGGGTCGCCATTGGCGTTGGTCTGTCTTATTTCGCACAGCAGTTCGGGCTGTCCCAACTTTTTACCCTCCTTAGATGATTGATCCCATAACGGCTTTGGCTGCAGCTACAACTGCGTTCAAGGCCGTGCAATCCCTAGTCAACACTGGAAGAGAACTAGAAGATGTCGCAGGACAGCTTGGTAAATGGTTTACCGCAGTCTCAGACATCCGTGAAGCAGAAGCTCAAGCAAAGAACCCTCCTTTGTTTAAGAAGCTTGTGTTCTCCCAAAGCGTTGAAGAAGAAGCCCTTAATGCTCTTATTGCTAAAAAGAAAGCTGAAGAACAAGAAACACAAATCAGAGAAATGATTATGTACCGCTACGGTATGGACGCTCTTAGAGAGATGTATGCCATGCGGAGACAGATCAAAGAAGCAAGAGATAAGGCTGTATATCGGAGACAGCAACTACTAAAGAATATCCAAGATGGAATCATCATCACTCTGCTACTCGCAACGGGTATCGGGGCTATCTGGTTATTCATCTACCTCCTAACAACGAAAGGTAATACCTGACAAATCGGGAGTTCAATTCCTGTTTTACAGAGTAACTCCCAATTTCTAAGCGCACTTTTGTGCATCACAAGGCAACAGTTATGCAATGGATTCTATTTGCGATCCTTATTCAAGGAAAAAGCTACGCTGTCTACCCTCAAGGGCCATTTCTATCAATGCAGGATTGTTTTGAGGCACGAGACATTTTCCTCAGTACAGCTCCTAAACCGAAGATCAACTACGAAGCAGTATGTATCTCAACGGACATAGGTAATGGCACATGATTGGAATCATCACAGCTATCACGAACTTGGCAGGTACATGGGTCAGTGCCAAGGCGGAATCAACCAAGGCCACCGCAGAGGCGAAAGCCACCGCTTTGAAGACAGCCGCACAGTCCACAGCGGATTGGGAGCGCATCATGGCGGAAGCATCCAAGAACAGTTGGAAGGACGAGTGGCTGACTCTGGTGTTCTCTATACCTCTCGTGCTGTGCTTTATCCCTGCCTTCGTACCACATATTCAACGAGGGTTTGAAGCCCTGCAATCCCTTCCCGAATGGTATCACACGGTCTTAATGATCGTGGTCAGTGCCTCTTTTGGCGTTAAGGGAATCGGTTCAGTAATGGACAAAATCAAAAAGTAAGGAGTCTTAATGACCTTTGACAATGCCATCACGTTAATTCTTAAGCACGAAGGCGGTTATGTGGATCACCCAGATGACCCAGGCGGAGAGACTAAGTTTGGTATCTCCAAGCGTGCTTACCCTGACGTAGACATTGCAAACCTTAGTGAGCATGACGCAGCCCTCATCTACAAAGAGGACTACTGGAACAAGATTCGTGGGGATGATCTTCCATTCCCTCTTGCTCTGCTCACCTTTGATGCTGCAGTTAATAGTGGGTGTAAACGCGCCAGTAAATGGTTGCAACACGCAGTTGATGCAAAACCAATAGATGGTTACATCGGAGACATTACAGTTGAAATAGCGAACGCTGCCTACGGCAAGAACGCTGATGAATGTATCCACCAAGCCATCCATCAACGACAGCAGTTTGTCCGTGGTCTTTTAACCTACAAAACATTTGGAAAAGGTTGGGATAGACGGATTAAAGAAACAGAACAGGAAGCTAAGAAATGGATAACAGAGACATCCTAGATGCTCTCCACGGTGCAGTAGCCAATGACCTACTCAATCGTGTGAAGGGTGGTGAGGCTACAGCATCTGAGTTATCAGTCGCTGTTAAGTTCCTTAAAGACAACAATGCAAACCTCGATGTCATTACAGCAGAGTCTCCTTTAGCAAACCTATTGGAGTCTTTGCCTTTTGAAGTCACGGAGCAAATCCAGTAATGCGTGATTACAAGAAAGAGTACCGTGAATATCACGGCAAGCCAGAGCAACGGAAACGTAGAGCAGGCAGAGTGCAAGCACGCAGGGACATGCAAAGTAAGTATGGTAAGGCCAAGCTTGCAGGTAAGGATGTCGATCACAAAGACAGGAATCCGAATAACAACTCCATGTCTAACCTACGCATCCAAAGTCCCTCTAGTAATCGAGGACGTAATAAGTAATGACTCAAGTCCCTAATGAACTTAAGGACTTCCGTAACTTCTTGTGGGTTGTCTGGAAACACCTAAACCTTCCAGACCCCACCCCTATTCAGTACGACATTGCTGACTACCTACAGGCTAGTCCCAGGCGATGTATCATTGAGGCCTTCCGTGGTGTAGGTAAATCCTACATCACTTGTGCCTTCGTTGTGCATCAACTCCTGCTAGACCCAGACAAGAAGTTCATGGTTGTCTCAGCCAGTAAAGCACGCGCAGATGACTTCTCTACCTTCACGCAGCGACTCATTGTAGAGTTACCGATGTGTCAACACCTGATCGCCAAGGAACACCAACGGTGGTCTAAGATAGCTTTTGACGTAGCCCCTGCTAAAGCCTCAGGATCCCCTTCAGTTAAGTCTGTAGGTATCACTGGGCAGCTTACAGGGTCTCGTGCAGACATCATCATTGCAGATGACGTTGAGGTTCCCAACAACTCCATGACTCAAACCATGCGAGAAAGACTTGGCGAAAGTGTTAAAGAATTTGACGCTGTTCTCAAACCAGAAGGTAAGATTATCTACCTAGGTACACCTCAAAACGAGATGTCCCTCTACAACGTCCTAACAGAACGTGGATACGAGTTAAGAGTTTGGCCTGCTCGCTACCCTAGTGTAGAAGCTACGGAGAAGGCGTATAACGGACGATTAGCTCCGTACCTATATGATGCCCTTAGTAAAGGCACAGAAGCGGTCACAGGCCTCCCTACAGACCCTCTACGGTTTGATGAGGAAGACCTCTTAGAACGAGAGCTGTCTTATGGGAAATCAGGGTTCGCTCTGCAGTTCATGCTAGACACTAGCCTCTCTGATAAAGACAGGTATCCTCTGAAGCTCTCAGATCTCATCGTGATGTCTTGTGATGACACCACAGCTCCCGCCAAGGTGGTCTACGGTATCTTTAAGCCTCTAGATGATCTCCCTAATGTAGGTCTCTCAGGCGATAGGTACTTCGCACCCGCAGAAACTATAGGAAGATCAGAGTACACAGGCTCTATTCTCGCTATTGACCCCTCAGGTAGAGGTGCAGATGAAACTGGTTACGCTGTTGTTAAGATGCTGAATGGCTTCTTATACCTCGTAGATGCAGGTGGTATTAAAGGAGGGTACTCCTCAGATACCCTGAAGAGCCTCGCAGCACTCGCTAAGATCCATAGTGTCAACATGGTACTCATTGAGAGTAACTTTGGTGACGGCATGTTTACTGAACTGTTTAAACCCTACTTGTCCAAGGTACACCCTGTATCTATCGAGGAGGTCAGACACAGTAAGCAGAAGGAAGCACGCATCATTGACACCTTAGAGCCCGTGATGAACCAACATAAGTTAGTCATAGACCCTAAGGTTGTCCAGAAGGACTACGAAAGTGTCCAGGATTTGCCTCCTGAGAAAGCAATGAAGTACATGCTTGCCTATCAGATGACACGAGTAACCAGAGACAGAGGTGCTTTAGCGCACGACGATAGACTGGATGTGTTAGCAATGGCTGTGCAGTATTGGGTAGACCAAATGGCTGCCGATGCAGACAAGGAAATAGTCCTTAAAAGACAAGAACTTATGGCTAATGAGTTAGACAAGTTTATTAGTGGTTTTAACACCTCTAAAAGTACAATGAAATCAACTACTTGGTTCTAAAGTCCGATCATTAGAGTTTGGGGGTTTGAAGTATATATAGTACATACCCCCTTGTTCTTCCCTCCCG